CGGATTTCTTGAACTGCAATTTCGGTATTTGCCATTGGGCTTCCTCTGTGGTCTCTGTGATCTCTGTGGCTGAATCTATCGGCAATGCCCGCGCTGGTCCGGGTCAAACGGGTTAAGCAAGTGGCTGCAGATCCAGCTGGCCAGCTTGCGACGCCAGCCGCCGCCGCGCTTGATGTGCCGCGCCAGGCGCTGAGTGAGCAACCATTCGGACGGCCTCTCGGAGAACACCACGGACATGATGACGATGTTGACCGCAGCATCGAGCAACGCGCCGACCGCCAGCACCGGGTATCCCAGCAGCTTGGCCGGCAGGCTGAGCGTGCGAGCATGGTGTGCACGGTAGAGGCTGGCGATCCACAGTCCGGCGAGGATTAGCCATAAAGGAGCCAGCGCGGCGGCGGTCATGGCTGCGGCACCTCTTCGGCCCACTGGATCAACGCCAGACCTTCCGCATCGGCCACGGCGATCTGTGCCTGCAGTTGTGCATTTTTAGTGAGCGCGGTGATGATGGCGTTTTTGGCATCCAGCCCGACCTGCTGAATCTGCGCGGCAGTGTGCGGACGGTATGCCCATTCGCCTGCAGCAGTTTCAGTCGCACACCAGAAAGGCGTCACCCATTCAGGTGGCAGGTTTGGATAGAGCGATTCCGTCACCGAGCCGACCAGGTTGGCCTGGTCTTTGTCTTTTGCCGGGTAATGATAGGCTGTGCCAAGCGCATTGGAGATGAAGCCCGCATAGATTGCATTACGGCAAGCTTGGTCGATGTCAGCAGCTTTATCTGAGCGTAACTTATCGAGAGATGAAATTATAGGATCGTTTGTTAATTCTTCTCCAACTAGACGAAGATTAAAACGGTTATACCATTGTTCCGGGGTTAGTGCTTTGGCTCCAGCTGGTAGCTCAATTACAGTATCGTCATTATGAGCCAATATAACACGGCCATTATTATCAAATGTTGCATATATCATTTAAGCCTCCTTTATTATTTGAACTTCAGAAAATACCTCTACGTAACCTGAATTGTTCATCACAGTACCTAAACCAATATTGGCTATAGCTTCGGAGGTGTAATGTCTAAGTTCGAATACTTTAGTTGCTTCAATTACAAATCTACCAGTCACCAATGAACTGGATGAAATTGGGTCGCTTGCACCCACTAAAGTGTTTTCGCTAGTACCAAGAATTTGAACTACAGAATCTGTAACATTGTATAAATATGCTCTATGAGCATTAGATGTCGATGGAGCTTTCGCTTGAAGTCTATAAGTGCCAGCGGGCAAAGTTATTTGATTTGCGCTTAAGCTGGCACCAGCAATAGTATTTGCTAAGGTGGTATTCAAAACTCTCGTTTGACCTGTTGGCATCGCTGTTGTTACAGATGAGCCTGCAAATGTGTTCGTGGCTTTCTCATCTCTAACTAACATGTAGCCAATGCCTGTATATCGAGCATCTGCTTGTGCTTGAGTTATACCACCAGCTGCTGCGATCAACGCCTGAATCGCCGCCGAAAGCTGCGTCAGGTCTGTATGGTCGGGCGTCAAGCCAGCATCGGTGATGACTTCATCGATGGTGCTCCACGGCGCCTTCAGTGCCAGTGCGTTGGTGATGGTGGTGGCGAAGTTCGGATCGTCACCTAGCGCTGCCGCGAGTTCGTTGAGTGTATCGAGCGCGCCGGGGGAGCTGTCGACCAGTGCCGCGATGGCTGCATCGATCGCGGCCTTAGTGAAGGCGGTGCTGGCCGCCTGCGTGTTGTTAGTGCCGGGCGCTGCTGTCGGCACTTTGGGCGTACCGGTGAATTCAGGCGAGTCGATAAGAGCCCGCAGCAGCAGTTGCGCCTTGAGCCATTTGGTCCGGTTGCCCAGCTGCTTGGCTTGCAGGTTGTCGATGCCATCCTCACCGCCCAACACAGGGTCGTCTGTCTCCAGCTGGTAGATGCCTTCTTCCCATTGTTCCAGTTCAATCAAGTTCGCCATGTTGTATTCCCTTTGCTGAAAATTGGCTAAATGCTGATGAGGCCGCGCGTGTATGCGCCGTTGCGTTTGGCGTGGCCGTTGTGCCGTAATGCTGCGGCGCTAAAGTCCATATCCATCAGCCAGCAGCAATTGCGCTTGACGGAGTCGATCATGCGCAGGATGGCTTGCGATTGGTCGATGGTGATCGGGCGTTGCAGGATGACGCGGAATGTGGCCCACATGGCCGGGCCGCCACGGTAGCGATGGCCGTTGCGCGTGGCTTCGCCGTTGTGGCGAACGCTCGATCAGGATGGCGTCCGGCTGTCCGCGCATCCTCAGCGCCCGCATGATGGCTTCAGGCGTGCCCTTGTGCTCGTGGATATCGATGGATTCATCGCATGCCTGGCGTTTTTTCTGTTCTGACCAGTCTGTCTCCCAGTCATCCACCGATAGCGCCCATGCCAGCCACGGCAGGAACTGCTCGGGGCAGGTGTTGGCGTTCCATAGCGTCGGCACTTGCATGGCGGGGTCGAATTTTGCCATGGCGGTTTCGAGTGCGCGTTCAAGCGGCGTGGTATTGCGCGGCAATAGGCTCTGCGTCGTCATACGGCAAGCCCCGCGTGCTGGACAACCAGGTTGGTGCAGTAAGCCGCCTGGAATTCATTGACGGCGATGTCGTCGGCAATCGAGAGCACGACTTTTTGCACGCCCGGGCGTTGCGCTGCGGCATGCAGGCCGCTGATGGTGTGGTCATGACCGAGGCGGTGGTGGCTCTCCTGGTACTTGGCTACTTCGGCCTCTGCATCGGCCAGCACGATGCTGTAATCCGGCCCGGCATAGGTGTAGATGCTGACGGTGAGTTCGTATTCGACGATGGTCGCCGCCTGCACCAGCACTTCTTCCGACAGCGGGCGCACATTGCCATCTGTGAGCCGTGCAATGACGGCATCGAGCACCGGCTGCGATGGCACGCCGTTGCCTTCGCGCGATAGAACGGTCACCAGTGTCGTGCCTTCTTCCGGGCTTGTGCAGCTGGCGTCCTTGACTTGGCCGGAGGCGCTGCGGGCGTGGTAGATGAAGGCTTCTGTCGGGCCGGCGGTGCTGTAACTCTCGAGCTTTAACGCGACACGGTTGCGGAAATCGTCGTCCGACTCCAGCACTTCTTCTACCGGCGGGATGGCTTCCGGGTCTGCATCGGTGATCACCAGCCGGGTTTCGCGGCGGTAATAGGTAAATGCGACATGGTCCAGCGTTGCGCCTGTGGCATAGGCCAGCAGCAGGGCGCGGGCTTCGTCGTTATAGCGGGCAGTGAGCAGCATTTCACGCCAGGCGGCGAGTTGCATCAACTTAACCAGCGGTTCGGATTCCAGCTCGATGACGTCGGCGGCATCCGGAAACAGCTCCAGCAGCTTGTCCTTGTAGGATTGCAGGACGACCTCGAAATCGAGCGACTGGATGACTTCCGGCGGCGGCAGTTCTGCGAGGTTGATGGCGACGGTCAACGCAGGCCTCCTATCGGTATATTGAGCGCCAGCGCATTGCCGGGTTGCGGGCCGTCTACGCGGACGGCATCCATGTCGATGCTGGTCTGGCCTTGCTCATTGCCAAGCGTGACCAGCACGCGGCGGATGCGGATGCGTGGCTCCCATCTGGACAGCGCCATGACGGTGGCCGACATTAACCGCAGATTGTTGGCACGGTTGTGCGGGTGGTCGATGAGCTCCGGCAACAGTGAGCCGTATTCTCGGCGCTCGGTGCGGGTGCCCTGCAACGTGGTGAGGATGTCGCGGCAGCTTTGCCAGATGTGGTGGATATCGCCAAGGCTGCGGCCAGTGGCTGCGTTCATGCCGCTCATAGCGGTTGCCCCGTATTTCCGCCCGAGTCGCCGGTGTGGATGTGGTGCTTGAGGCTGATGCCGTCGGCGATGACGTCGCCGGTGATCAGGGCCGCCGTGTATTCGCCGCCGAGGCCGACCATGCCGTTCTCATAGGTGAGCCGGTCTTCGATGTTGACCTTGCCGGTGAAGGTGACCTGCGGGCAGTCGATGACGATAGAGTCTGCGGCCTCGACCAGTGCGGTCTTGATGCCGATGGCATGCAACGCGCTGGTGGCGTGGTTGTAGCGGATGATCGCGCCGTCCGGATACTCGCGCACGCATTCGTCCGGGTTGGTGCTGGGGGCGTCGAAGGCGTCGGAATAGGTGCCGAGCAAGACGAAACCGCCGGCTACTTCGCCGCTGGGGCTGAAGATCAGGCACTGCTCGCCGACCGTCGGCGGATCCCAGTCGCGCGTGGTGCCGGCGCGGGTGCTGAACCATGGCAGCCAGTTGGTGATGAGCCCGCCGCTCGTCACGCGGCAACGCTTCTGCGCGTGGTCAACCTGATGCACCGTGCCGGCGCGGATGAGGTTTTCAAGCAAACGGGAAAGTGTGGCGATGTCCATGAGTGGTGAATCTATCCATGCACGGCGCGCGGCGGGGGTGGTCGTGGTTGTAAGTGGCGGGAATAGAACGGGGGATGGTGGGCATCATGCCCACCCTACAAATAAGTTTTTCTCTGTGGACTCTGTGATCTCTGTGGCTGAGTTGTTGCTTTGCCTTTGGCTCTCTCGCATTCGATCTGCTGTTTCAGCTTGGCAATCACGGCTTTTGAAAGCTCGACGCCGCCGCGCTCGAAGGTGTCGCTTTTCAAATCCGCTTCGAGTTGGTCCAGGTCGAATGTTCCGCAAGCATTCTGGATTTGCTCGCCAATGGAATTTTGTAGTCGGGCGCTGCAGCCGATCAGTACCAGCGGGAGGGCTGAAGCAAATAATATGCTGTGAATTTTCCGCATGGTTAAGCCCCGGCCAGCGTGTCGATCACCTGCGATTCGACCATCTGCAGGTCGGCATCGCTGAAGCCGAGGATCTGGCGCTCCGGATATTGCACGGTGAGGTTGCGGATGCGGTTCACACGGTCGCGCAGGCCGAACTGGTGGACGCGGCCGATGCGCTCGGTGCGGCCGGTGAATTCCACGCTGGCGCTCTCCGGTGTCGCTTTGGTTTTGAGGTACTTGTTGAGGCGCATGTGGGCAAACATGGTGCGGCGGATGCGGCGTTTTTTCAGGCGCTTCTGCGGTTTGCGCGGGGCGTAGGGCGTGCCGTCCGGATTGCGCTGCGTGGCGATGCGCAGCGCCTGCGAGGTGCGCAGACGGGCGGCGATGGCGGCGGCCAGTGCGCGGCGGCGCGAGGGCGTGAGCTGCTCGAGCAAGCCCCGGGCGAAGGCGTCGATCTGGTCAAGGTCGTCTGCCATGTTACTCAATCACCTCGATCGGCGTCTGCTGCACGGTCTCGCCGTCTGCGTACATTTCCCAGCCGGTTTGGCCGGTGACGTCCATCAGTAGCGGTTCTGCCAGGTGGCGGGAGACCAGTTTGCCGTTTTCAAGCGTGACGACGACGGTCTCGCTCAAATTCAGCTTGATCTCGAGATCCGTGGCGTTGTTGTTGATGAGTTCGGCATCGAAGCCGATGCCGCCGTCCGGCTCTCCGGTCAGCAGGTCGGGCTGATTTTCGCGCAGCCAGACCATGAGCGGGATGAAGATGGTATCCGTATGCTGGCTGAAGTCGATGATGATGACGGACAGCGTGTAGTGGTAAATGAAGCTGAAGTTCGGTCCTTGTGTGGCGGCGAGCTGGCCGTTTTCGACGAAGACCAGCAGGCGGTCCGGGTTTTGTTTAATTTCCGGCAGGGCTTGCGTAAGCGCGGTGCGTAGGGATTTGGGTTTGTTCATGTCGGGCCTTTTAATTT